CCTCAACACTGCCATCGTCGATCAGGGGTGACCATGGCGGACGCTCCGGGCCCTGGACAACGCCACGGGCAGCCGCGTCGGCCCGGTCTCTGATCGCATCAAAGATGGCCTCGATCTTTCCGATTTCCTTTGCTTCGTTGACCATTGGAAATAGGTCCGTCTCGATACCTATCTGTTTGTCAATCTCGGCCAGGCGTTTCACATAGCCTTCATATTGTGCCGTTGCCTTCTCGCGGCCGCGTTTGGTCCAGGCGCTTTTTGTCTTACCGGCCGCCGTGTTACCTTCCAGAATTGTGGCACCCCTCTGGAGCATTAACAGTGCCAGCTTCGCGTCGGATTTCATCCTCGGGACGGCGGTGATTATTTTGTCGATCTCCCTGCCCACTTTCGCCAGGCCCAGGACGGCCACCTCGCTGGCGTCCACGACGGCGGCACCAAAGTCATTACTCCCGGTGGCGGCCTCTGTCAGCATATCCACCATGGCCTCAATGTACGGGGCGGCCTGGATGATCCCTTGATTTACCAGGCCCTGGGTGGCCCCTCGCATCTGGGCAATGGCGTCGTTAAGGGCCTCGACCTTTGCCGCGTCAAAGCGACTGTAGGTCATGTTAAGCGATTCGGCCTCATTCCTCATGGTGCGGATCCCATCGGCACCGGCCATAAACATATTCATCAGATTGACGCCGCCACGACCAAAAAAGGCATAAGCAATCTGGGCCCGCTCAGACGCGTCTTCGATCCCAGCAATCTGGTTGGCGATTTCTTCAAAGGCCCCCTCGGTGCCCTTACCCGCCAGTTCCTCAGCCGACATACCAATCGCATCAAGGCCGTTTCTAGCCTCGCCCAGTCCCATCTTTGCCTCGCCCAGGCGTCGAACAAATATCTGTAGGCCCTTGTGGAGATCAGGCATACTTGAGCCTGATAGCTTTGCGGCGTGCTCCCATCCTATAAGGGCCTCCGTGCTCACGTTCAGTTCGTCTGACATCTTGCCCACCTGGTCAATGGCGGACATGGTCTGCTTGGCCATGTAACCCAGGCCGGCGATCCCGCCCAGAGCGAGGGCCTGGCCAGCCATGCGTTTCATGAGGCGCGTAGTGGATCCGATGTCGCCAGATAACTGCCGCATTTTCGTGCGGCCGGTGTACTTGGTCACAAAATCAACTTCTGCTCTTGTTCTGCTATTGGGCATGGGTGTCCAGGGTTTAAGGTTTCGGCTTTCGGCTGCCGGCGACGATACGCTTGGCCAGCTTCATTTTCTGTTTTGGCGTTTGCTCCTTTTTCATCCTAAAACACTTTTTGACAATATCCATGATCTTGATGGGCTTGCTGCTACCACCCACGGACATCTGGATTTGAGCCATGAGGGCGGCGGCCCTGTAATCCAGGCCCGCCTCACCCCACGGCTCTAGGGACTCCAGCAGTCTCCATTCTTGTAGTTCCTGCTCGGGCAGGACTTGCTCTACTTGCCAGACGGGGCATCCCCAGGTTGTGGCGATCCTGAAGAGGAGGCGACGTCGGTCATTTTCTGCCAGTTTTTTGCCAGTCTCTTATTGGCGTCCGGAGAGACACCCGTAAGGTCCAAGATTTTGTCCAACATCGGCTGGACCAGGGCACGCGGGGTGTCCATGATCTTTCCAATATCCGACATCTGGAATGCCTGCTTACCATCGGGTTTAAGTGCTCCATAGACCAGGTACAGAGGCGCCGACGCTTGCCAGTCCACATCACCGTCGTCCCGCATTTCTGCTTGGACGGTGCCGTACTCCTGACTTGTCAGACCACGCACCATCATCACCTGGCCGTTAGGGAGCTCGACGGTGTCACGCGGGGCGTTTTTGCTGCCCATACTGTCAAACAGGGTCAATGGATCACTTAGGGTTAGGGTATTTCCTGTTTTTGTTTTCATGCTGGAGTTTTCCTTTTGCCACAGTTTCGGTTTCAACGATTTTGACATGCCCGCTGGCGACCAGATCTTCCACGGCGTGGTCGGGCAGATCGTGGCGGATCTGACCGACCGTACCGAGGCGATCGCATGGGGATGTAACTGCTAACTGATATTCAACAGATTTCTGTTTCATGAATAATCCGCCTATGCAAATGTGACTGGCCCGGACAGTTTGATGGTGACATCAGAGTCCACACCGCTCTCCAATTCGCCACTGGCGCCGGGGGCCTGAGTCATAACGCCAGAACAGGCCAGCGTGCTGCCATCGGCCAGAGCCAGGGTCCAAGTATCTGTGCCGCCAAATGCGGCGTGCAGACTGGTCCACAGGGTCTTATTAAACTGCAGGGATAGGCTCACCGTACCGCCGTCCTTTAGACCTGCCAGATATTCCTTCCAATCGCCAGTGCTGGAGACGTCGGTGACATCAATCGTGCCGCAGGTTGGGCCGTCCCATCCAAGGCGTTTCCAATAGCCCACCAAACCGTGTGATGTCCCGGTCAGGGTGGCGTCCATCATTCTCATCTTTGCCATGATTATGCTCCTTTAGGCTGTAGGCTTTGTTTTAACGGGCCCTGATTAAGCGACTGCCGCGAATACCGGCTGCCCGGTCAGTTTAATGGTCACGTCGGCATCGGCCCCGCTCTCGAGTTCGCCACCGGCGCCCGGGCTCTGAGTCATAAAACCAGAAGCGACCACAGTGCTGGTATCGCCCAGGGTGATGGTCCAGGTATCCATCACGCCCAGGGCGGTGTGCAGCTTAGTCCATAAGGCCTTTTCAAATTGAAGGGAAAGCGTGATACTGCCGGCGTCCTTTAGACCCGCCAGGTATTCCTTCCAATCGTTTGTGCTGGATACATCCGTAACGTCAATAGTTCCGGCAGTTGGGCCGTCCCAAGACAGGCGTTTCCAGTAACCAATCGCAAGGGCGGCGGCCCCAGCAAACGTACTGTCCATCATTCTTAATTTTGCCATGATTATGCTCCTTTAACGCACTGTGTATGGGTCATTTGCTTTGACGCTATAACCGACGGTTACTATGGTTTTCAGGCCAGTAAACCCGGTGTATTCGTCCCTTGTTGATGATGTGACCAAGATAGACTCCGCATAGCCACCGGCACGCAGGCCGTCATCGTCCGTGACGAGGTTGGCCACGCCAAACGCCTTCTCGACATCACTGCGGATCTGATTCAATTTCGTTTCAATGCCCACAGCATCTGATGCGAGATGAAATACCAGGGCGTGGAATTCGAATGGTTGATCCCATTGGTGCATCCACTCATCACCGGCCACCGCGCTGCCTCTGACGATCTCGGGCTTGCCCGCCGAGGGCTGGGTCATGATCACATTTTTGTCCTTGATCAGATCGGTGTTCATTTCCAGCACCGTGGGACGTATGCCCACCAGGTCGTAATTGTAACCATTCACCACGGTAATTCCGTCGATTACGCTCAATAGGTAAACTGCAATACGCTCGACCACGGGCGTGCTCATTTGGGCATCCTCCGGATCATCGCGTAATCGACCGCGTCATCGATGTTCTTATTTAGCGTCTTTCCGGCGTCACCTGTGACACGGGAAACTACACCCGGCGCCTCGCCGTACAGATCCGTCATTGAGGGGCCCAGTAACTTGGTGATGGGCAGACGCGGCTCAAGGGCTTCTACGTCATCAACAGATCCAGCCCGCCAGTCAAACCACGCCAGGCTCTCACCTACCGGGTTACGAACAAAGACCGAGTTCGCCGGCCCCATCCGGAATGCCCGCTTGACGATCTGCCGGCCGCTTTGAATCTTGATCGGCACGCCTACCTTGGTTTGAGACAAAGCAAAGTGCCTTAGACTGATTGGCCTGGCACTTAATGAGAGTTTGCTACGCCAATGGGCCCGGGTGGCCTTGTTCTCAAATAATTTACGTTTGATATCACCAACTCTTAGCTTCGGTGTATCGGCCTTGATCAGGCGGGCCGCCTGGGCCCGTGACGTCCGCATGGTCCGGTTGATCGCACGCGGCATGACCCGCTCGAGGTCTTTGGGAAACTCCCGGAACATCCGCTCTAGTTTTTTGAGCTTCGCATCCGGATATTTTACAGTGATCTGGGCCGGCATTAACGCACCTCCCAGGTGATCATGTCATTGTTAGCCCTGATTCTCTTCACAATCGTGCACCATTTAGGATCCGTCCCAGCGATCGGGGCCATCCAGATCGCGTCCCCGATGATCGGGCCGTCGTCTTTAATTGAGATCCCCGTGACGGCATCATTGGCCATAATGACCATGATCCTATTCAGACCCAAGGGTGCCCCCTTCAGGGCGGTGCCCGTGTCGTCATAGATCACCCGGGCGATTAGGCCAGGCCGCTCGCTTTCATCATATGCCTTCTTATAGATGACAGTATCGTCGACACGAAGCATATCCATCATCTTCGATTGGGCGTCCTTAACATTGGTTTGGAATGACTGCAGGGTCATATTTTAAGAGCCTCGATCTTCGGATCTCTGATGTATTGCACGGTCCTGGCCGTGGTCTGTAGGACTGAATGTCTTGGCGTTTACGGTCCAGCCCAGGGCAAAGGTCAATAGGCTGATGACCAGAGTGACCCACGCCGGCGGGCGGTTCTGTATTTTGCGAATAAGAATACGGTGCTCTGCGGTGGCTGTTTCAACGATTGTCACTCGAGCCTCAATTCCTGAATGTGCTGGGCAAAATTCTCCCATAACCTGTATCCCCAAAAAAGGCATAGATACCGGGGCCACACTTGCCGGCCCCGGTATTGGCTTGCCTCTATGTCTTAAAATTGTGATTACGTGGTGTGCAGGCTGGCGTGTGATGCATACTGCCAGCGACCAAAACCAACAGCCCGGCGGGTGTAGCCGCCCACCTTCATCTGATTATTCAGACGATAGTGCTCGGATCCAGGGCCCAGCACGTCGATCTCCAAGGGGATCTCGCTCTGGCGGATAAAGGGTTTCAGGGGGGCGTCCGTGCGGTAGACATCAAACTCCGTGGTGTAATCCAGCAAGGGGTTAGCAGCGAGCGAGATATTGAATCCATCGGCCTTAAGAGACATGATGGTATTCGTATCGCCGGAAGAAATGGTCGCGTTGGTCACGGCCGGCACTAACCATTTCCACAATGCGGGGGCAGTCATGACCATGAAATCACGGCCGTTGGCATTCATGGGATAGCCCTGATCGTCCTTGATACTCAGCATGTGAGTGATGACACCAAGGATCGCTTTGACGGCCTCGGCGGCGGTCGGTGCGGTGTTCAGAACGATGGACAGTTCAGTGACCGTGGCGTAGGTCAAGAGGTTCTTCTGGATGCCGCTCTTACGCTCGCCATGGGCTGCAGAAAAGAAATTTGCCCCATCGTAGCATGTCCCAAGCGATGTGTCGTCACCGGCCAGCTGAAGCGCAGATAGGAGTTCCATCCAGTGCCCGGCACAGCGAGTACCGAAGTCCCCAACTTGAGCCATGATCTGGTTGGTCTTGTCCCGCTCGATGTCCTTTCTGGGGATGTTCAGGCCACCCTCAAATTCGCGGTTCCGCAGTTGATAGAAATACTCGGCCGCCGTTTCTGCTTTCTTCTCACCCTTGACCTCTTTGAGGCCGCCGGGAGTTCCGAGCCAGGCGTAGTCTTCCACGGCTGAATTGCTGTCGAATTCGATGGACAGTTTGTCTGCCCAGAGGGCCATCAATTGTTCAAGTCTCAGGTAAAACTCGCCTTTGACCCCTGCTGCTGTGATATACCGCATGTTCGTGTTCCTTTCATACCGGGCAAAAGAAAAACGGCCGCACAGGGGGCGTAGGCCCCTACACGGCCGTCGTTTCTTTTCTTGAGGTCGGGCTTTGATCCGTCGATCGCCGCCGTCACCCGGCTATTTTTTTCAAAAGTTCTACTTTGATTGATTGACTGATTATGACGCCGCTTGGATCGCGTAGATCCAATCCGTTGTCGAGATAAACGTGTCCGCGTGGCCATTCTTCATCGCCAGGGTGGGCACCATGACAGTGGCTGCCGGGAAATCAGCCGCCGCAATATCTGCAGCGAGGATAGCCGTGCCAGTCAGGACGCCGTCCAGATAGCCCTGGATTGTATCGCCATCGCAATACAACTCGAGCACATTATAGGTGTCCGCCACGGGCACGGCATAACCGCCGTCGTGCTCGTTTTGGGTCTGGCCCGTTTTGTCATAGACCAGATCGATGGAGTCGCCGTCCGCTTCCTTCAGCTGGAATCCGAGCGAGCCCTCCGCCTGCAGGGTTGCCCCGTCGGCGATTAGGTCGCCCGCCAGGGCCTGCGGGACCATGAGGCCGGCAAACACGCCCGCCTTCGAATCGGTCAGCACACTCTGCTTGATACGGACGCCAAACGCCCAGGCCCCGGATCCGGACACGGTGATCGGGCAGGCCCACTGGCACTCGGCCCCCTGATTATCCGTGGTGGCCATCAGGACCAGCGCACCAGATGCATCGGTGCCGATATACAGGCCTTCGGTGAGAGTCTTGCCCGCTGCAGACGCCGCATAGGTGGCATCCACAAAAGTAACGTCGGGCAGGTCGCCGCCCCGGGCAAAGTCGGCAAACAGAAGTGAGCCTGCCATGGGATTTTTCAGCATGCCCTCAATGTCGAATTTGCTGGTGATGGCGGCGGTGGGCAATGCGGTGACCGCACGACTCCTGGCAGAGAACACGGCGTTGGACGCCACGGTCTCGCATGCGACGATCGCATAGCCAGATTCAGAGTAACGCACCACAGTACCGATGCGAGAATTTCCACCGGCGACCAGGGTGTAGGTGTTATCTGCAGACGCGTAAACAGCACGGCCCACGTCGGTGATTGCCACCCCGCTGATTGCCAATTTGAGGCGATACCGGCCTCTGAAGCATTCAACAGACACGGCCCCAGCTGATCCGGCCGAGTTGTTGATGTATTCCATAGCGTGGCCACGGAAAGCGTCGCCAGCCACCAGGCCGCGTGCATAGCCGGCCCCATTGTCGCCCAGGCAGGCGCCCTCGAAGATCTCGACGGCGGCCGCAGGGACCTCGCTAAGTTCGCCACGGATGATGGTTAGTGGCGTATTTGCAGTAAGTGCCATATTTCAATTCCCTTCATTTTTTCCGGTTGTTCCCGGGTTTCTGTTTTGGTTTAAAACCGTCTAGGATCGGCTTGTGACTTATGCGTGCTTCACAGACGCGACATAGGCATCAGCACAAGTAAACTGATCCTTGAGATCCTGTGTGGCCTGGAAGTGGGCCTTCAGTTCCTCGTCGCTGGCTGACTTGGCGTCAAAGGTGTCACCCTTCGCTTTGAGGGCGGCGGCGGCCTTTTGTTTGTCCTCGGCGTCGCTGAATTCATCGGCAGCCCTGTCTTCAGGTTTGCCCGGTGTCTTCTTGGCCTCGGCCAGTTCAGACTGCAGGGCCTCATTTGCGGCCTTCATTTTCGCGGCCCGCATCTTGAATGCGTCGGCTACGGTTTTGCCTTCAGAGTAGCATGCGACCAGGAGTGTGTGATCATCCCCGCACGCTTCCTTGAGTTCAGAAAAAATGGCCCGTTCGTTGGCCTCGCCCTTGGTTTTTGCATCTGCGAAACCCAGGGCAAAGACCTCTTTATACAGGGCCTCGTTATCGGCTTTGAATTCTTCCAGCGTAAGCATAGTATGCTCCTTTTCCTGATGATTAAAAACTTGGGATCGGCAGCCCTTCAGGGCACCAAAAGTGCAAACGCTGCCTTCTTTAATAATTGCGTTTTTGACGATCGTACCGGGCCCCTTGATCGTGCGGCCATTGACCTGTTCAGATGTGCCTTCCGGGACCACGACCTGCGTCGCTCTGTCGAAATCGAAGCGCAAAGATGCTTCGAATGGGAATCCTTCCTTGGCCTGGGCCCGGATATTTTGGGCCTCGGAGTCATTCTTCAGGAAGCGTCCCTCGAGCACAAACGCGGTATCGATGATCGCCTTGGTGGAATATCCCAGGCGGACGCCGGTGTCATGATCCAGGAGGATCGGCACGCGGGACTTTTCGAGCTTCATGCTGTCGAGCTCAAACGCCAGGTTTCCAAAATACCAATGATGATTGATCCCGCCGTCATAGAGCTTGAGGCGAAGGTTTTGACTTTCTGCCTTATCGGGCTCTTCAGCAAACTCGATGACCCCGCTCATGCAGCAGATCGATGGATCCGTGTCCAGGCCCATGGCGTCGAGATCCAGTTCGTTATTTGCTCGTTTTTTTGTCAGCGTTGCCATCTTAGGCCTCCGTTGGAAAATCTGTTTTTTCTTTGGCGACCTGGGCCACATGATCATCGTAGTCCACGCCCTTGGTGACCAAGATAGAACGCCGCGTAGTGGTTCCGCTGGCAAGTTCCGCCTTATTGGCCATGGCTTCCTTCAAGGGATCCACATACGGCCACCGGTTCATTTGCACATTGTGCAGACGGGCCCCGGCGGTTTCTTTTAGATTGCCCAGGGCGATCTGCCGGGCGATAAACCACAGCCAGACGCGCGACACATACGGCTTGAGTACCCACGCCTGCTGCCGTTTCCAATGCTTCTGGGCCTGCTGATATGCGATGCGGGCATTCATAAACGTGGCCCCGCTGAAATCCAACAGGATGAGCATCAAGGGGATGCACATCGGGCGGCCGATGAATGATAGCATTCGAGTCACAAACGGATCAAACTGGTCGCCAGGACGCTCCATGCCCACGCCACCAATCTCCTCACCCGGCTGCAGATGCTCGATCATCCCGGGCTCCATTTCCTCAATCAGACGGCCGGTGTTTGTATCCCGACCAGTTGAATGCACGCCATTTTTGTAGCCAGGGCCACCAGCGTCGTCTTTCTTCGTTATATACGCGGAAAAACAAGCATTCACCACCGCCGCGACCTGCTCGGCATCGATGTACTTGTCCAGCATATCGATATATTTGATCGAGCTCGTCAGACAGGGCCGGCCACGCGACTGCGTGAAACGCCGGACCACGCCACAGCCCATGTGGTGGATTTTCGCATCTGGCACCATTCGAAAGCTATCCGGCTGGATGAAATACCCGCTGGCATGGGGCTGGCCAATGTAATAGCCCACCCGCTCACCCGAGCTTTTGCTGAAAGCAATGCCGTTGGTCACTTTGCTGTGATTCAGATCCACGCCGCCGTTCGGCGTGCCGACCATATCGGCCTCAATCCCCTCGAGCGTATCGTCATGAAATTGGGTGAAAATATCACCGTCCCGGCGGTACCCCATAAACTGCAGGCCCAGGAATTCGGGAAATGTAAACCGGCCGGTGCGATCCATTGGCTGGGCCAGCATTTTCTGTTTCCACAGATCCTCGGCCTTTTTGTCCCAATCATCATCCCCGCTCTTGGCCTGAATTACGGGGCCATCGCCGATGATTTCATCTACCTCCATTGTGAACAGGCCCTCCACGATCGGATTATTTCGATCCAGATCGCGGTGGATGTCCCGGAGTTCATGCAAGGAACTACTATCCAAATGGGCATCCTCCGGCCCAGATTGGTCGTTTCTTTTCTTCCGAGTCCGGTGATTATCCAGGGCCTCATACGCGGCAGAAAACTTCTCTCGCTGGATGGCGGCCCTTTGGAATGGGATGGCCAGGGGCCCCGCCAGGTAGTTCAGCCCGGACATTGCCCGCCTTATTGTTGAGCTTAATTTGTTCAAAATTCAGCCAGCCTCCGGTTATTTCCAGACTCCACACTGACCCGGCGTAATAGCCTGGTTTCTCGATCGTAAAGGGTTTGGAGGTTTGCCATTACCCGGGTCTGGCCGGTGTCCTCCACCGATTGGGCGGACTCGGCCATAGCAATGGCGGCCTGCACATTTGTTAATTGTTCTGCGAGAGTCGGCATGCGTCAAATTCTCAAAGCATAAGAATGATCCCATTTAATCTAACTGATAACATCGGGGATTCTATAGAGGGACGCCAGGGGATGCAAGGGCATCACTCCCCACAGGGGAGTGAAAGTTTAGGGGTGGATTGTTTTGATCGACTGAAACTTCCAGGCGCAGGATCTACATACGTGCCAGCGTATTCGCACGGTGTCACCATGCTCAACGGGTTCCGTTCGCGTCCGATTCAATTGATGCCCTCCACAGGCAGGACATAGCAATTCAGGGATTCGTACCACCTTTGCCGGGGGCTGGGGTTCAGCACGCCGCTGGCGGCGCCGGCGGCCGCTTCCGCGTAGATCTGGCAGTCCTTTCTGGAAATTACTCATCGTAGTTTCGGCAGCCCTTTCTGGAAACCGCTACCCCGCCGGCTCCTTTGATCCTCCCGGGCCTGCTCCACGTTTCGCTTGTCAATGCAATCCTGGACGGGATCATCATCCGTGAGGGATTGGACCTCTCCCAGTTCCGCCGCGACGTCGGCATAAACATTACAGTCCCATGTGTGGTTTGCCCCATGGCCATCCTTGACACGCCAGATCGCGTGGCCTTCCACCAGGACCTGCTCCTCGCTGCAGAGTTGCTTCTTGATACTTGTGGGCAGGTCGATAGGCAGATGCATATACCCGGGGCCAGGCAGAATCTCCGGATTGTGAAGCGTCTCCCAGGCCCGATCCTTATAAATATCCACATTGACGTTGAAACGCACCAGTTCAGATCCGGCCAGGGGCTTGACCCGCTTGGTCGATGTATCTTTCATGCGTTTTCTGCCGAATCCCATCACCGGATTGGCGAACATGTCCTGCTCTAGGCTCACGCAAAAATCATAGACCACGGTCGATTCCTCATCCCGCTCGGCCCGCTGATACCGACAGTCAATGGCGGCCTTGGCGATGTAAAACGATACGGACGAATCAGCCTGGCTGATCCATTCGCCGCGCAGATAGGCTTTGACGATCGCCCAATTGGGGATGCGACCGGTGTGCCCGGTCTCCAGGCGGCCGGCATGGATAAGCCATTGTTGACCCTGATACCCATAGCCCTTTGTGACCACCCACAGATGATCCGCCTGGACATCGATCCCGGTAAAGAGCACTTGTACCCCACGGGGCACTTGACGCATGCGATAGGCCGTGGAGCCCTTGCTGACATGCCCATCGATGACATCGATGTTGGTTTCACGATCGCGGACCTCCCAGAATCGACCCAGCTGATTATTGATGAAATTACGCCAGGCCGAGATCTTGCCCAGCTTCAGGGCCTTCTGGGCCTTGGCGTAATCCGCCGCCAGGGTGTCCATTGTGGTGAACATCGGGTGCACCAGGAGGGCCCCGAAGTGGATCGCCTTATACGGGGAATCCTCAAACTCGCCCTGGATCTCGCCCGCCGGGCTGATTGTACACTTATCCGGGGCCCACCGGCACCGGGTAACCGCCGACCACCGCTCCAGTTCCGACCACAGCACACCACATTCCGGGCAGACATACCAGGCCAGGACGGTGGTCTTATACTTGCGGGCCTCCAGGAGATGGCCGTCCTCGCCCTTTTCCAGATGCACGTGCTTAAAATTGGGCACATGATAATCCAGGCAATGAGGGCACTGGATCCAGATCGTCCACAGCTGACATTCTTTGACCTTTTTATGAGTGAGATCCCCGGCGTTTTTCGGGCTGGTCACATAGACCTCTTTCGAGATTTCATCAAAGGTCCGCACGCGGTTGTGGAGCTTTTCGATAGGATCAGTATCGTCCTTTATTATTTCCTTCCACTCGCAAACTTCATCACCAAACACATACCGGCACGTATCATCCGCCAGGGTGGCAGGCGACGATGGCCAGCCCATGACCATCATCATGCCGTTGATTTCCATGGGCTCGCCGACAAACAGATTCCTGATGTCGTCACCAAAATGCCGCATGATTTTAGGCGACTGCTTATAGGCCGCCCTGATTTTCTTCAACCGCTTTCTTGCAATGTTCTGGTCCGGCATAACAAACTTGGTCGGCCCCGGATCCACGTCCAACAGATACGCCAGGAGGCCGGCCAGGTTCGTACTCTTTCCGGTCTGCGTCGCGGCGATAACCCAGATCACGCGGGTGTTCTTATCGCCAAACCATTCGAGCACGGGCCGCCAGAATGGTGTCAGGGCCAGCGACCAGGGCCCGCTGAGGCGACCGGTGGCTGCCGGCAAGATGAAATTTTCCTCCATCCACTCCACTACCGGGGGTTTGTAGCTTCCGCCCAGGGCCTCCAGATGCTCGACCTGGACCGGCATGGGCCGGAAATAGTCCAGAACATCCGCCAGGGACGTCTGCGTTGGGGCCTCGGGGGGCTCTAAAAGTTCTGGCATTGCAGGGATCCCCCATCGCCATACGCGTCGAGCACGGCCGCAATCATCGCCTCGCGCTCCAGGGGCGCCATTTCATCCAGCATCCGCAGCCAGGACCGCTGCCGTTTTCGGATCCGCTCTCGATCTCGAAAGCGATGACCGATGTAACGATAATCATGCAGGCGATCCGGGGCCGCGTAATTCATCCAGACAGACTCCTCTGCAGGGCCACCCCGCGTCATGGTCTGAAACCTCGAGCATCGCCACTTGGGTCGGGCCAGCCTGGAGGCATACAGGGCGGACTCATAGCCAGAAATCATCACCATGCATGCCAGGCCATCGGCCACATCGAGAAACCGCTCATGATCGGCGTCGGTCCATTCGTGCTCGTAATAATCCCGATCGGGATCTGCCCGGGACGAACGGACATACGGCGGATCCGCATAGACGAATACGGCGAGGGGGCCAGGTAGAAAGTGTTTGATATACTCGACGCCGTCGCCCACGATCAATTCCAGCAAAGGTACCGCATCGCCATCCCCGGCGATTGGGCCTCGAGGCGCAAAGGTCGTGACACGCGATCGCTCCTCGCTCAATTCGGCGATGCGTCCAGGAGATAGATCGATAGCAATTGACCTGGCTGCCGGGCGTTTCCTCCACAGCACGGCGGCCTTTCCAGCAAAGCATTCGATGTAGCCATCATGCGGGGGGATCATCGAAATGATCCGCTGAAAAACTCCGGGCCCACTTTTTGATCCGGCGAAATTACTCACTCATCACCACCCGCCGTCCCCGGCGATGCGAGATCCGGTTCAAGCTGCTCGCCTCGACCAGGCTGGCGATGCGCGCCCTGCAGGCTCGACCCGGGCGGCGATGCGAGATCTGCAGGTGTAAATTTCGGCGGGCCCATGATCTGCAGCCGCATCCCCGGTTCATCTTTCCAGAAAATGAGCCAATCGAGAAACCGCCGCCAGGCCGGATACTTCAGCCGGCCGACGAAACTATACTGCGACCCGTCAACCAATGTTATGGTCCAGGTTTCAGGGGCTGCCGCTGCCTTACGCGCCAGCTTTTTGAGCATCCGCCTGGCCCGCCAGGGCAGCTTCTGTTTGAATTCCAGTGTGCACGGGGGGATTGGTCGCATCATTCACCTTCACTTTCTTCTTTTTTTTCCTGTTCAGCCGGCTCAACCGTCCCGGTGATCGCCTTCATCGGCTCGACCGGCTGGATCGGCACGGCATCCAGGATCAGGAGGTCATGAAACTCAACCAGTTTCACGCCGGCACGCGGCGGTATTGTGAGAAACTCGGGCACCTTGCGCATTCCGAATAGCAGATTATCCTTAAAACCGTCCATCTTCAGGACCATCGCTTCACGCGATAGGCCGTGCATTTCATTGACCAGGGACGGCACCGCCGCAAAACCGTTGATGAGATTCATGATCATCGCCGTATGCCACCCGATCACAGAGCGACGGGTCAGGAGGGCCCCCATCCGGAGTTGATGATCGATGTCCAGATCCCGAATCTTGCGCTGCTGCAGGGGGCTGGTATTATCTGCCGGCTTGATCCCTTTGGTCGCCAGGGCCATCACGTACTTTTCAAACCATGGGAAGAATTTTCTCAGATCCACGCTCATGTTATTATTGCTGCCCATGGCCGGCATGCCCCCAGAATTACGCCAGCGATAAAGCGTCGACCGGCTCCTACCGGTCATCCGCTCCATTTCCTTCAGGGGAATCGTGTGCCATTTGCCGGACGCGGTGGCAATCGGCCGATCTTCGTCCATCTTGTCCGCCACGATCTGGATGGCCCTCTGATTTCCAGAGTGCGCGGCGGCGACCAGGGCCATCATGGCCCGCTTTTTGGTGACAAACCTCGCCTGCTGCCACAGATCATTGGCCTCTTTATCGCCGTCAAACCAGGCTCTGACCTCTTTGCCATTGGCAAAACCCAGATCCCGGGCCACATCGTGCACGTTATCCAGGACAGACGCGCAGGCCTGCAGACGCCGAAGTAGCTCCCCACGCCCCCAGGCGACCATGAGCTTGGGAAACGAGATCAATAGATCCACCAGGGGCACCGGGGTGGCAGCATATTGATCCGCCAGGGCGATAGATTCATAAGAGAACGCCAGGCGTTTGACGTCGGCCTGAGAAATCGGGGCCCGGGGCTTGGCCGCCTTTTTCCTGCCCCGCTTTGTTTTCTTTTTCTTCGCAGTCTTCATGGAGGCCGGCACCGGGACTCGCCCGCTCAACTTTGGCACCTTCGATTTGGTGCCCTCGAGGGCGGCCTTCATGGCTTGGTATGCCTTGACCTCGCCCAATTCCCCTCGCGTCAATGTTTCGCCGGCCTGCATCTTCTTGAGCAGAGCCAGGACACGCCGCTTTTCAGCAATGTCGACCGCTGAATCCTTCACG